TGGCGGCACTGGAGGTAGCATTCGCGCCGGCTCCGCTTGATCCGGTCGATGAGGGAGTGTCTTTGATAAACTCNTTNTTGGATTTTGACTCNGCANTCTGGTAAAGAAGCCAAACTTTATATNTCGCTAGAGTGCAAGGCAGTGATCTTCGCTTTAAAAGTCTGGAGTGGTAAAGACGACAAACTGGGCGCCTGCAAAGATCCTATCGACTGCTTGCGCTATATGAGCCTGGCTGGACTCATGGATGTGGGAAAAAGCTTGCAACTAGTCGAGCCGATCGGGACCGATGCGTTATGAGCGACGAGCGTTTCGACGACGATCCGGAAGAACAAATCGCGCAGCTACAGGAGGTGCTCGAAGACGTGGTGGCTTCTCACAAACTGCAGACCAAAGAACTGCATGCGCGAATCGAGGAATTGGAAGCCTTCGTCATATTGGCCGCAAGCACATTTTCTAGCGACCCAGCTTTTGTGAAAATGGCGAACGAAATGTTAGCCAAAATTCCTAACCCCCACCTGGTCAGTGGGATCACAAGCAAATGAACCTGGCAGAGGTCAGACGATCGTTCACCTGGGCGTTAACCGAAGCCAGNTCTTACATCAACTTTATCTCGACTCTGGATGATACCCGTTACTGTCGTTGGGCGGGCCAGACCTATGACGGGCGCAAGTGGAGCGCGAACACCGGTAAGGAGGTGTTCCCCTGGGAAGGCGCCAGCGATATTCGGCCCTTCTTTATCGATGACCTCATTATCGATGATGTGGACGTCATGCGCACTGCCGACAAGAACTGCCACATGCAGACAATCGGCGCTAATTCGATGTACGACGCCCAAGCCAGGAGCACCACTTCGGTACTGGACTGGGTGAACCGCCAATTATTGGCGGAAGAATTGGAACGGGAAAAAGAGTTGGCCGCAAATTGGCGCCAGCATTACGGGAGCTGCGTATTCGGCGTTGACTGGTACTTAGACTTTGACAGTGAGGTGGTGACCGTAGGNCTACAGGATCTGATGCAGATGGCGCAGATGGATCCGCAACTGGGGGCTTTTTTAGAGTACTTGATGGCGAACCAGAACCGTTTAAGCCAGAGCGATTTGGTTAGTGCCGCCCAGATGTTAGCGACCTATTTTCCGGACCTGGATAGCCCTCCGCAGGTTCCCGAAGAAGCAATCGATCCCTCTACCCGNNNCAATGCGCCGGCGCCTCGCCCGACTCCGTATACGATGGATCGCACGGTGCGCAGTAGCCGCGAAGCGCTCGCTGCCTTAGCGACACAAGGTCAATTTTCTTACACGCGGCCTTATATCAAAGAGAATCGGCCAGCCGTCACGGCGTTGAGGACTTATCAAGACGTTTTCTTTTTCAGGAACACTTACGATATTCAGAGGCTACCTTGGATCGTCAGACGCGACGTGATCCCTAAGACCGCAGTGATGGATCGGGCACGCTACGAGAACTGGGATCCGAAATTCGAGCGCGAAATCTTGGAGCGAGCTGGGTCAACCGCACTTCTTAATCTTGGGCTGCAGACGCTTTTCCGGTTCCGCGACCGGCTTTACGTCGATGAGATGAAAGAGTTGTGCGAAGTTTATTACGGNTTCTATCGGGGGGTAGACGATAAAAACCGCCGGCAAATCAATGTCGCCATCTTTCACCCCAATTTCGAGATGCTGGGGCGCGAGCTGCCGTTGCCGTACTTGCACGGCAAATACCCGTTTGTTTTGTGTCAGAGAGAAAAACGCAGCCGTAGTACGCTAGAGTCTAGAGCGGTGGGCGATATCGCCATGACGGCGCAAGCGGAGATTAAGCTCCAAAAAGATAGCCGCAACGATCGGACCGCTCTTTGCACATTGCCTCCGTTGCAAGTGCCTCTGGGAAGAGGCAAACAACAGTACAAGCTTGGCCCAAGGGCGCAGCTTGGAGTTATGCGACCAGGGGAACTCTCCTGGTTACCACCACCACCGATTGATCAAACCACTTACCAAACCGAAATGTCGATCCGACAAGACGTTGCATCGTATTTTGGCAGAAACATGGAGGGAGTTGACCCGAATAAAGTTCTGAGGAAGCAACAACGGTTGATCGATGGCTGGCTCTCCGAGCTGCGCCAAGTCCATTGCATGATCTACCAACTTTGTATGCAGTACTTGCCGGACCAGGACTGGATCGCTGCCGCTGGGGATCCCTCTGCTGTTCCNCCCAGGGATCGGCAATCGATCCAGCGCAACNTGAATTTGGTCTTAGAGTACGATGCCAAAGATTTGAACCAGGAGTTTGTGTTGCAGAAACTGCAGTTGATTCAGCAGATGTTGGTGGCGACTGACGCTGCTGGGGTAATCGATCGGGCCGGCCTCACCATGTACGCAGCTCGTGCGCTGGATCCGGCTTTGGCGCGGCAACTGATCCAACCGCAGCAACAGGTGACCCAACAAGAGATCGACGACGAGCAGGGTCAGCTCTCTAAGATCGCAGACGGGATCGAGCCCCCGATGTATACCGGTGGTCAAAACGCGCAGTTGCGCTTGCAGGTGATTCAGCAAACGATGCAGCAGCAAGGCTACATCAATGCGCTGCGCCAGAACCCGATCTCGATGGAGTTGCTCCAACGCAGAGTGCAGAATTTGCAATTCCAGGTCACCCAAGCCCAGAACGCGATCACCGGCAAACTGGGTGTTGCGCCTGGTCCGACACAACAATTAAGCGGCACTGGTCCCGCGCCGGCACCTCAAAGCGCACTGATGGGTGGTGGCACCTATGGCCAGGCAGGAGGAGGAGGATAAGTATGCCTAATGGTGAGAAATACGGACAGCAATACAATGACGAATACGGTCAACGCGAGACGTTGAGCAAGGGAGAGATTTATGACACTGAAGCTCATCCCGGTAGACCAATGCAACCTGAACAACTGGAGGAGGAACCGCCGCAATTTCAGGCAGAAACCCAAGGAGCGCGGGACGAACGCGGGACGCCGGCGGCACACCCCACAGCCGAACTATCGAGTATGCCAAGCCACAAAGCCGGCAAACCATCGAGCGGCAAACACCCAACAAGCGAACTGCACATCAAACCCAGAGGACGACGATGAGCGACCAACAAGCCCAACAACACTCCGCGATGCAGGATCCGCCACGGAACCCGGACCAGCAAGGACAAAGCCAATCTCAAGGCGAACAAAAACAGGAACAAGGCTATGTCGTGCCGAAAATAGCCGGGACCGAAATGGAAATTGGTGATCAAAGCGACAACACACCTAAAGAAGAGAAAAAGAAAGAAGAGAAAAAGGAATAGCTTATGCCTGAAGTAGAGCCTTTTGCCACTCCGATTAACTTGAACAATCTGTTGGCGAACTGTCCGAATTCCTGGCAGGGCGACACCGGATTCGCCAACTGGGTAACACAAGCTTGCAACGTAGCAACTGCAGCAGTGCCGCAAACAGCAGCGCCTGTGATTACCTCAATAAATCCGACTAAAGTTCCGGCCAATCGCAACGCGACAATTTCGATCGTTGGGACTGGCCTTGATACAGTGGCACCCAAAGTCATTGTCTCCGGCACCAGTCTGACACCGCAGGCCGGCGGCACGGCTACAGCTTCAAGTGTGATCGTGCCGGCAGCTCAAATACCGAATTCCGGCACATTTGTTCAGGTATATTTTCAAAACACGAGCGCGACTGGACCGGTAAGTAATGCAGTCAATTTGTTTGTCCTCTAGCCGATGCCAATCACAGGTGACACGCTCTACCCGTTCCAGTGGCATTACCGGCGCGATACCAATCTAGCGATTCAGACCACTACGGGAACCAACGTCTTGATAACGCGAGTGCCGCCCATGCCGATTCAGGGTGCGGTCCCAGTCGGTTCGCAGCCGGTCAGCTTTCAGTCGGAACCTAAACCAGCCTTTGCTGGCACCTATTACGGCGAACTCTCGCCCAAAGGCGCCTGGATCTGGAACGGCACTGGGCGAGTGGACGACGCATGGGTAGATAATGCCGCAAAGAAGTAAATCCAACCCATTCGGCACATTTTATCAGGTGCCGGTGGTGCATTTTGTCGAAACTCCTGACATCGCGCCCGAACAGATCCCCCAAATCCTGCGCGAGATTAATGACCGGCAATTCGCAGTGGTCATACAGGTATTGGCTGAAGCCAAGTACAAAGCCGAAGCGATGTTGCGCGACGATAGTGTGATGAATTCGCATGGGCGCATGGCGTTTTTTCTAGGTTGGGGCGCATACGCGGATTACGTCATCAGCAGCTTGGAAACGCTCCGGACTCAACCCGATCGCGAGCGGGCCGAAATGGAAGCGGGACCG